TAAAACTGTAGGCATTGCAGCCGATATGATAGATAGTGCTCTAAAGAATGATGAAGTCAACCTGCTTTACATTACTATAACTCAACAACAAGCTAGAGCTATTATATGGTCTGACTTAGTTAATATTATAGAAGAGTATGAAATAGAGTGCAAGATGGATAATGTTAGATTAACTATAGCATTTCCTAACAAATCTAAAATTTACATAGCAGGAGCCAAAGATAGGACAGAGATAGAAAAGTTTAGAGGTTGGAAACTAATGAAGTGCTACATTGATGAGTGCCAATCTTTCCGGTCTTATCTAAAGGAGTTGATAAACGATATTATTATACCAGCCCTACGAGATAAAAGAGGACAGTTATACTTAACAGGAACTCCAGGTCCAGTGAAAGCTGGGATATTTTATGAATATTCTCAATCAAAAAACTGGAAAGCACATCACTGGACAGCTTTTGATAACCCTTATATGCACTCTCCTCCTAAGTTAAACCTAGAGGAGATACTAACAGAAGAAAGGGTAATAAGAGGGATTGATGAATCAGACCCATCTTATATAAGAGAAACATTTGGTAAATGGGTGGAGGATAAAGATGCGCTCGTATTTAAATTCAGCAAAGCAAAAAACATCTTTGATAAACTCCCTACTGAAGGGGAGTGGCACTATATTATTGGTATTGATATTGGCTACAATGACAGTGACGCTATCGCTGTTATCGGTTATAATACGCACCATAAGCGAGTCTACTTGGTGGACGAACATGTTAAAAACAAACAAAACATCAGTCAATTAGTGGCTGCTATTAATGAATACAAGGACTTATACAATCCTATTAGAATGGTCATGGACGCAGGAGCCTTAGGTAAAAAGATTCAAGAGGAGCTTCGAATGAGGCATGGTCTTAATATCGAGGCTGCTGACAAGACCCGAAAGGTAGAATTTATAGAGCTATTAAATGACGACTTACGAACTGAAAAATTTAAAGCCTTCAAGAGTTCTCTATTTGAAGAGGATTGCATGTTGGTACAGTGGGACAAGGATTCGAAAATTCGTAATCCAGAAAGACCAAAGATTTCAGACACTTATCACTCTGACATCTGTGACGCTGTACTGTATGCTTGGAGGGAATGCCGTCATTATCTATCTGAAAAACCAGAAGAAAAGATAAAAGAAGGGACAGATGCTTATATGAAAGAGCTAGAAATGAAAGAAGCTATGGAGTGTGAAGAAAGAAAAAGAGATCCATATTCTTTTGAATTAAGTAAGTTATACGATGATGATATAAAAGAATTGGACAATATAATAGATGAACAATAGGAGACAGCTATGTTAAAAAACCTTGAAGATGTTAAGCTGTTTATAGAATGGTGTAAAGAACATAAAGTAAAATCATTTAAAATTGACGGTGTTCAATTTGAACTATCAGAGTTATCATTTGTAGAATCAGTAACAGATTATACTGAAAAACTACAAACTGTAGCAGACGAATCAAAATTTGAAGAAGAACAACAAAAAAAAGAAGACGATGAACTAATGTTTTGGTCTTCAAACATCTAGGAGTAACCCTTGCACTCGGAAATAAATGGAAACCGATGGTGGTTGGCAAATAAAAATAATTTATACCAAGAGTTGTTTGCTTACGTTTCTGCCCTAGATAGTCGTCAACAATATAGACAAGCTGACAATATTCGGTATGCTAGACTGTATGGCAACTATGAAATGATAGGTCTTGGAGCTTTTAACTACAGTAGAGTTGAAGCTTCTTACAATGTAACAAACAGAGTTACTCTTAACGTAATTCAATCTCTCATTGATACAGTCGTATCTAAAATAACTAAAAACAAACCAAAAGCTACCTTTCTGACTTCTGGAGGTGATTTTAGTCTACAACGTAAAGCAAAAAAACTTACAAAATTTGTTGAAGGTATTTATTCTTACACTGATTTTTACCAAACAGCGTCCATGGCATTTCAAGATGCTTGTATTTTTGGCTCAGGTTGTATTAAAATTTACATATCAGAAGGTGAAATAAAAGCAGAAAGAGTAATAATTGATGAAATAAAAGTAGACGATATAGAGTCTTACTACGGTAAACCAAGACAAATTCATCAAGTTAAGTATGTAGAAAAATCTGTTCTTAAGGCAATGTTTCCAGACTTTGAACTGCAAATAGACTCAGCTTCTTATCCAGACGCTTCAACATATGGTCAATCTGCTACAGCTAAAGACATGATAAAAGTTATAGAGTCTTGGCATTTAAAATCTGGACCAGAATCAGATGACGGAAAACATAGTATTTGTATCTCTAGCGCAACATTATTTGAAGAAAAGTATGATAAAGATTATTTCCCATTTGTATTTTTTAGATGGGGTGAGAGACCTGTAGGTTTTTTTGGTCAAGGTCTTTGCGAACAACTACAAGGTATTCAGCTAGAGATTAATAAAATTTTAAGAACAATACAAGTTTCAATGCACTTGGTATCTGTACCAAAATTATTAGTAGAAGCAAGTTCAAAGATTGTTTCTTCTCACCTAAACAATAGGATTGGTGGAGTCATAAAGTATGCAGGAACTCCTCCACAGTATGCTCCTCTAGGCGGCATACCTGCTGAATTATTTGCACATCTAGATCGTCTGTACCAGAGAGCTTATGAAATATCAGGAGTTTCTCAATTAGCAGCTCAGTCTATGAAACCTGCTGGGCTAAACTCAGGTAAAGCCCTAAGAGAGTTTAACGATATTGAAACTGAAAGATTTATGTCAGTAGGAAAAAGGTATGAAAAGTGTTTTATAGAAGCTGCTGAAATAATGATAGACATGGCTAAAGATTTATACCTATCAGAGGGTGACTTCAATGTTAAAACTAAAGATGGTAAGTTTGTAGAAACTATAAGTTGGAAAGACGTAAACATGGATGCAGATAAATATTTGATGGAAATTTTTCCAACGTCTGCCCTGTCTAGTACTCCAGCGGCTAGATTAGCCGATGTTCAAGACCTTTTGTCGGCTGGGTTTATAAGTAAAGAAGAAGCTCTTAAACTATTAGACTTTCCAGACTTAGAGGCTTCTTTAAATCTTTTGAATGCAGATTCTACTAATTTAGAAAAAATACTAGAAACTATGATGGATAAAGGAGAGTATTTTCCTCCTGAACCATATCAAAATTTAGAGAATGCAATTCGTAAAACTCAACAAGCTTATCTAATGTTTAAGGTGCAAGGTGCTCCAGAGGACCGTCTTGAACTACTGCGTCAATACATGGAGGATGCTCAAAATCTATTGATGAGAGCACAAGAACAAGCCCCTACTCCAGAGCAAATGACCAGAGAATTAGCTGAAATGGGAGCAGCAACAGCAGCAGCAAAGGTAGCTGAGAACATAACTGAAGAGGAAAACCTCTTAACTAGAGGAGCTTTAGACTTAGAAGAGATAGAAAACGAAAGTGCTCAAGAAGAAGTTCCAGAAGAACAAATAGTAGAAGAAGACGTTACAGAAGAAGTGGTGGAAGAAGAGTAATATAATAAGAAAACAATTATAGATCACAATGATCGGGCTATGCCCTTTAAGCTAAAGGAGTTAAAAATGGAAGAAAACACTCATGGACACATGAATGATGTAGTCGTAAACCAAGAGGCAGCTGAGCCTCAAGAAGAAAGCAATGAATTTAAGGATTTAGAGCAACCCCAAGATTCTGAGTTTGATAGAAAATTTGCTGCGCTCAGTAGAAAAGAAAAAGCCTTAAGAGAAAGAGAGCTTGAATTAGAAAGAAAGTATGGGAGTAAAGAGAAAGAACTTCCACTAGAGAGAAGAATTAGGTCTAACCCCCTAAAAGCTCTAGAAGAACTCGGTTTAGATTATGATAAACTAACTGAGTTAGCTCTTAATGATGGTAGGTTAACTCCAGACATGCAAATGAAGTTAATGCGAGAAGAGCTGGAAAATGACTACAAAGAAAAATTTAACTCTTTGGAACAAAGATTAAATGCTAAAGAGAAGATGGAAGAGGAAGCTAAGTACGATGCAGTTAAGCAAGGGTTTGTTGGAGAGATAGAATCTTTCATAAATGAAAACAAAAATGACTTTGAATACGTGGCTCATAATGAAGCAACCGATGTAGTTTATGATGTAATTGAAGAACACTACAATGAGACAGGTAGGATACTGGATATAAAAGAGGCTGTAGAAGCCGTTGAGAGTTATTTAGAAGAAGAAGCCGAGAAACTACTTAATCTTGGTAAAGTGAAAAACCGTCTCAACTCTATAAGAGACGAATATGAGCAACCACAGAGACAATCGCAAGTAACACTGTCAAACGCCCATTCTGCTCAGGCGAACGAAAGAGTAGGTAGAAAGCTATCGGATGAAGAATCAAAAAGAGAAATGGCACGTATGTTACAATGGGATGAATAATTAACTAAACTTAAGGAGTTTTAAAATGGCACTTAATATGACAACTTTTGCTGCGGCTCTTAAGCAGCATTACACAGATGAAAAAATCGAAAACATGGTATACAAGGATAATCCATTCTTAGCCATGATTTCAAAGTATGAAGACTTTGGTGGTGAAAACCTCAAGCTTCCTGTAAAGTACGGACTTCCAATGGGTCGGTCTGCTACTTTTGCTGATGCAGTTTCTAACAAATCTGCTTCTCAGTTAAAAGCATTTTTACTAACTAGAAAAGCTGACTATGCTATCGCTTCTATCGCTAACGAAACTATAGAGGCTTCAAAAGGTAATGCAAACGCATTTATCGAAGCTGCTACTTTTGAAATTGATGGAGCTATCGAAGCTGCTACTAGATCACTTGCTATCTCTCTTTATGGAGATGGTTCAGGTCAGATCGGTGTTGTTGGTTCACTAGCTACTACTACTGCTTCTAACGATACTGTTACTCTAGCTACTATCCAAGACATTACTAACTTTGAAGTTGGTATGCAGTTAAACTTTGGTACAGCTACATCTAACAAAGAAATTTCTACTATCAACAGAGACACAGGGGTTATTCTCCTCACAGGTGCTTCAGGTGCTACTACTACCGAAGCTATCTATGTTGATGGTGACAAAGACAACAAACTTACTGGTCTTGCAGGATGGCTTCCATCATCTGCTCCAGGTTCTACTGACTCTTTCTTTGGTGTTAACAGATCATCAGATGCTACTCGTTTAGGTGGTATAAGATTTGATGGTTCATCACTTCCTATCGAAGAAGCTCTTATCGGTGCTGCTGCTAGAGTTGCTAGAGAAGGTGGAAAGCCTGATGTTTGTTTTATTAACTACAACAACTTTGCTGATCTTGAGAAAGCTTTAGGTTCTAAAGTTTCTTATGTTGACGTTAAAGTTAATCCTGAAATCGGGTTTAGAGGAATAATGATTCATGGACCTAGAGGACCAATCAAGGTTGTTCCAGATCAAAACTGTCCGAACGGTGTTGCTTATCTACTTCAAATGGATGTTTGGAAACTTTACTCTCTTGGTAAAGCTCCTAAGATTCTTGACTCTGATGGACTTAAGTTCCTAAGAGAGTCTACAGCTGATGCTGTTGAAGCTAGAGTTGGATACTACGCTCAGTTAGGGTGTCGTGCTCCAGGTTTCAACGTAAGGGTTGCATTATCTTAATTTAACTAATTTGGGAAGCCTTTCGGGGCTTCTCTTTTTTTCGCAGCGTGGTCACATCCACTCTGACTAAAGGAGAAAAAAATGGCAAATAGAAGTTTTCAAAGGCTACAAGCCTTAGACAAGCAAATAAAAGTAATTCACGGACAGTTCGCTGTAGGTGCTTCAGGTGCTCCTACTCTTTCTGCTTCAAAAAGTGTTGGTGTAAAAAGTGTAACTAGAAATAGTGCAGGAGATTACTCACTAGTTCTTGGAACTCCAAGTGGTGATACAGATAAGTATAATCATTTTTTTGGTATGTACTTTGATATCCAAAAATCAACAGCTCTAGGTGGAACTACAGGTGGTATGGCTTTTCAACTAAAAGGTGCTCCTACTGTTTCTACCGATGGTACAATTAACTTTATTGCTCTTGATAAAGACGGAGCTGCTGCTGAGATTGGAAATGGCGAAACAGTTCATTTCATGATTATCGTTAAAAACTCCAGCCTTCCAGGCGTAGGTGTTTAAAGGAGTTTATCATGATTATGATGGGTCCAAAAAAAGATAAAGGAGGAATGGTTACTCTCATCATAGAAAAGATGAAAGACCATTACGGAAGAGGAAAGGAATCTAACGAAGAGTTCATGGAAGGTAAGCATGACGAAGAACATAGAGATAGTGAAGTCTACGAAGAATATAAAGAAGAAGTAGATGGATTGTTCAAAGCTATGGATGAAAAAGACAAGGATATGTTCGCAGAATGTCTCAAGATGTTCATAAAAAAATGTGTTAAAGACGATTACTAATTGGGGGGCGCAAGCCCTCCTCTTTTCGGGGGTTTTATGGCTGCTATAACTGAAGCCGATTTGGTGGCTAGGGTAAGACAACGTGCTGACATGGAGTCTAATGATTTTGTTTCAGATACGGAAGTTCAAACCTACATAAATTCAGGAATATCAGAACTCCATGATATCCTGATACAAACATATGGACAGGATTACTATGTAAGTAGTTCTACATTTAATACTGTAGCTGGTACAGATTCATATCCTATTCATAGTTCTACTTCTGGACCAAACATTTCTAACTTCTATAAACTTAGAGGTGTAGATGCTAAGATAAATGGCTCAGATTTTTTTACACTAAGACCGTTTAATTTTAATGAAAGAAACTTATACCAAAACAGTGGGAGTCCTGGGAGGATTCTTGGTTTTGCAAACATAAGATATAGAATGGTTGGAGATAATATAATCTTTACTCCTGAACCTGATGGAGCTACAGAGGTTAGGGTTTGGTTTATACCAACTGCTCAACAATTTGATAGCACTACTCCTGCTACATCAACTACTACCTTTGCAGACATAAATGGTTATGCAGAATATGTAGTGATAGATGCAGCAATAAAGTGTTTACAAAAAGAAGAAAGTGATGTTACTGTATTAATGCAACAAAAACTGATGATGAAGCGTAGAATAGAAGAAGCTGCTAACAATAGAGACGCAGGTAGTCCTTTGTCAATAACAGACATTTATACTACTGACAGCGAGTTTCTATTTACGAGGTCTACAACGTGAGTATAAGAAACTATAAAAAAGTTTTTGCTTTAGGTCCATATGCAGGAAGAGCAGAGTTTAATAGCTCTCAAAACCAATTAGAAGAGGTCTTAACTCCTATAACACAATCTCAGATTGTAGATGGAGTTTTACTAAAATCAGTCGACTTGTCTCATAGTGCTGATAACTTAATAGAACATAAGTTAGGTAGAGAGCCTTTAGGTTGGATAGTTGTAAGAAAATTTAATCCTATAGATGTTTATGAATCTCTTACAGCTACAATAGGAGGCTCAAGTAAGAAGTATGATAGAAAAAAATTTATTAACTTTTTAATACCAGGAACTACTGATATGTCTAATGTCCATTTTTGGGTATTTTAGGAAATAACTATGGCTGAAACAAGTAAAACAACCTATATGAATTTGACACTTCCCACACCTGGGGAACGTCTAGGTCCAACATGGGCTACTGATATAAACACTGCCTTAACCTCAATAGATGGTCATGACCACGTTTCAGTAGGTAGACAGTTAGGGTCTGCTGCCATAGGCATTGATGCAGACTTAAGCTTTACCGTTGTAACTAGTACAAGTACAACAGCGTTTGCTGCTACTAACATGAAATACTTAGGACTGTCTTTGAACACAACTCCTTCAACGTCTTTACCTGCTGCTAGTTTTCCTAATGTTGCATTTGCAGGTGGTACGGCAGGAGATTTGTTTTTTAACGATGGTTCAGGAAACCAGATTCAACTAACATCGGCAGGGGTTCTAAATGCTTCTGGGGTTTCTGCTATTAGTTTTTCTGCATCATCTACTAACATATCAACAGATACTACAATATCAGCTACAGATAATTTATCTTATTATCCTGTCGATGCAAGTGGTACAGGTAGTATAACTATAACATTACCCTCTGCTCCTACTGGAGGTAGATTTTTTATATTCAAAGACATTTCAGGAAATGCTGCTACTAAAAACATTATTATTAGAGCTACTGGTACAAGTCAAATGGTAGATGGACAAAAATCTACTGATACTCCAGCAGGTTATGTTATAAACTCTAACTTTGGTTCAGCAACAGTTATATCCAGAGGTAACTCATTAGACTTTGATGTTATATAGGAGGGGTTGTGAGTTTAAAAAAGAACAATCTACCATTATCTCTTAATCAAGGTATCAACACTAAGATTGATGAAAAACAACTTCCGTTTGGTCAATTTAGTCATATTGAGAATGTAAAGTTTGATAAAGAAGGAGAATATAACAAAAGAAATGGTTACACTGAAATAAAAGGTGTAAGTATTGGCAGCACTAACAATCAACCAATTATTGGAGTTTCTCAATTTAAGGATCAGCTACTATGGCTATCTAGAGATCAAATTTACAGCTACAGTCAAAGTTCAGACGTTTGGCAAAACGAAGGTAGTTATGATGCAGTAGTTCCTCAATCTAAAACAATTTTATCTAACGGTAAAGAACAAACTCAGCTTCAAATTGCTTATCTAAATGGTTATAGAATATTAGGCTGGTTAGAGTCTGGTAAATACAAAATATCAATTATAGATGAAGAAACTGGCTCTTATGTAATTAGTGATACTGAAATTCCTGGCATCACTGCTTCAGGTTCAGTAGCTTTTATAAGAATGCAAGTTTATAATGGGCTGGTATGGTTTTTTTGGACTGATGGTTCTAGAGTTTTAAAATACAATTATCTAAACTTAAATAATTTTTTAACTAGAGAGTTTCCTTTTGAAGCAGGTGCAAACAAAGCTTTTACTTCAGAAGCTACTGTAGCTACTTTAGCTAGTGATCAAAGATTTGATGTAGCAGCAGGTGATACTTCTATGATGGTTGTCTATTATGATAATAGTGCCTCAGAGTTGAGATTAGCTAGATGGGATATTCTTAATGTAGTCGCTGTAGATCAAGATCCATGGGGAAGTACAGCAATTACTCCACATGATGCAATTGATTTTCAAGTAGATGGAGAAGGTAAGTTTATATTGTTAACTTCTAATGGAAGTGGTGTCGTAAAAATATCAGTCTTAGGGTCTGATGGTTCACTAGCAGCAGGTCCAACTACTATTAAAGATGTCACTACAATAACAGGTGCTCACTCATGTAGAGCCGTTACTGCCGCTTCCGCAGATAATGACACTGTTACAATATTCATGCAGGTTTATCAAACTTCTCCAAGACTCTACACTATATCCACTGGCACTAACACTAATGGTGGAAATGATTTAAAGTTTACTTGGAGTTTAGTTTATGTAGCCAAGGCTACGTACCAGTTCAGTACGGGTACGGTTGGTACAACTTCAGTAATGGCTAGAGGTGTAGGTTTAGCCTCTAAGGCATTTGTTCAAGATGAAACTGTTTATGTAAATGTAATAAGAGAAACAGACTTACACGCTACTTATTACACTATGAAATCTGATGGCTCTGTACAAGCAAAGATTAGCCAAGGTCAGGGTGGTAGTATTTTAAACAACACTAGAAAGGGTAGTCCCTCTGGTAATTTAAGTACAGGGTTTTTTAACTATGATGCCAGTACAAATGCAAACGCTGTTTATACCATACCTAGTTTATCAGATGTTCCATCAATATCGTCTACTAAGTTTTTGTTTGCAAGTAAAGCTCAAGGTAGAATTATAAGTGGGAACGAAGGGGTTACAAGTTACTTTACATTGTTTGGTGTAAACTCTTCGGTATTAGATTTTGACAATAAAGTTGTTAACCAAACTGTTGATATGCAAAACAACTTAAACATAGCAGGAGGACAACTTAAGTGTTATGATGGTAATGTTCTTGTAGAACAAGGTTTTAATTACCCTCCTAATACTTTGTTTGCAGAACAGGGAACTGGCTCTACTGGACCTTTTGAAACTAAAACTTACAACTATCTAGCAGTCTATAGCTGGACAGACATTCAAGGTAATGTTTTTAAATCTGCCTTATCTAGTCAAGCCTCAGTAACTTGTACTGCTGCTGTTACATCTATTTCTGTAAACATACCTACTTTGGACTTAACACAAAAAACTGATGTTTATGTTGAACTATACAGGACAGAAGGTAACGGTTCAGTATTTTATAAAACCATGGGAGACAGTAGTGATACTGTAGATCAAACGTCTAAACCAATAATTAATAGAACTGATGGAGTTGACTTTGTTTTATTTACTGATCAAACCTCAGACGCAAAACTTATTGCAAACGAATTACTTTATACTGAAGGTGGAGAAGTAGAAAACGTAAGTCCTCCTTCTAATTCACTTATAGCTACTTTTAAAAACAGATTATTCTTAGCAGGGCTAGAAAACAAACTAGAACTAAAGTTCTCAAAGATAGTTGAAGAAAACACAGGTATAGGTTTTAATGATACCTTTAGAATAGTAATGTCTGGTTTAGGTGGTGACATAACAGCCCTAAAAGGTATGGATGACAAACTAATTATATTCAAAAGAAATGCCATATTCTTTTTATCTGGGGATGGTCCTAACAATATTGGTGAACAAAATACGTTTATTGAACCTCAACTAGTGTCTTCTGATATAGGTTGTGTAGAAGCTAATAGTGTAGTTCTAACTCCTCAAGGTTTATTTTTTAAATCAAATAAAGGTATTTACATCTTAGAAAGATCATTAGTGCTCAAGTACATAGGCTTCCCAGTAGATGATTTTAATAATTTAACTATTACAAAAGCTGACATTTTTGCAAAAGACAACGAGGTAAGGTTTTTAACTTCTGATGGATTTTGTTTAGTTTATAACTACTTTAGAGGTTTTTGGTCTTTGTATGATAACCATAGAGGTGTAAGCTCTGTAGTGGTTGGCGATGATTATTATTATGTTCATGTAAGTCCAGACGGAAACAAGCTCTATAAACAAAGTACAGACTTTGATGATGCAGGAGTTCCTATAAACATGACAGTGGAGACAGGTTGGATAAACCCAGCTGGTTCACAATCATCTATAAGAATCTACAGAATGTTAGTATTAGGAGATTACTTTAGTCCACATAGACTTAAAGTTAGTGTGTGTTACAACTATGATGACACTTTTTCTCAAACAAAAATAATTGATGTTGCTGACCAAACTGAGATTTATAGGTATGGAGATCCAGGTAGACGCATTGAGTCTGGTAGTCTTAAGAAAGGATTTTATGGAGATCCAGGTGGAACTACTGGAGATTACACTACAGCCATCCCATATGGTGGAAAAGACGTTATGCAATATCAATATAGACTTGATTTTGTAAAACAAAAATGCGAATCTTTCAAGATAAAGATAGAAACTGTGCAAGGCGCAGGAGAGTTGGGTAGAGGTATAAACCTTTCTCAAATTATGTTTGTACTTGGTTCACGTGGTACAGACCATAAAATTAAACAAAGTAAGATTTTTAGTGTCTAGGAGCAATTATGTCACATTATGCAGAGTATAGATTAGAATGTTATAATATCCATAGTTTTGAAGACGAACATGGACTCTTTGCTTGTAAAGCATTTGATGACGATAAAAGGTTACATATAGAGGATATGTGGGTAAAACCAGAATTTAGAGATAAAAAAATAGGACAAGAATATCAAGCTAAAGTATTTAATTACGCTAAAGAAAATGGATACGAAAAAGTTACGTGTTCCGTTTATGTTTTTAACAAACATGCAAACGAAACTCTAGCTAAATTTTTACATAACAAATGGAAACTAGCTTGGAACAATGGCGATTATATTGTGCTCAGTAAGGATGTAATATGAAAATTATTAAACCTGTATTATTAGGACCAAAACTTATAGCAGTCGGACCTCTGAAATGCTTCAAAGGCGGAGGAGGAGGAGGCGGCGGCGGTGGCGGTGGAGGCGGCGGTGGCGGCAAAGGCGGCGGCGGAAGCAGTTCTTCAAGCAGTAGTGGTAAAGGTGGCGGCAGTGGAGCAGGAAAAGCAGCTGATAGAGAAGCTAAAGCCGCAGCTGATGCTTTAAAGAAAAAACAAGCTGAAGAAGAAGCTGAAAGAGTAAAATCAGAAACTAGCATGGGTGGTCAGTTAGCAGGAATGGACTTTAGTGATATTACACGTGACCCAGAAACTGGAGAACAAACAGGTCAAGCTAAAAAAAGAGACGATAGAACTGGTTTAGAAAAAGTTGGAGGTTTTTTTAAAGGTTTAGCAGGTGGGACTTTTTCAACTGATAAAGACGAACAGGATGCGGCATTTAATAAAGCAGAAGCTGAAAGAGTAAGTAGACAAGCAGGAAGAAACATTTCAGTAGACGAACTTAAAGAGTTTCGAGAACAAGGTGGTGGTACTTTTGGTGGACCTAGTGCAAAAGAATTTTTTGGACAAAAAGATAGAGCCGCAGCAGAAGGAGTTAAGGACTTTGTATTTACTGATCAAGCAGAAGTAGCTAAATTAGAAGCAGAAGAAAAAGCTGCTGCTGATTTACAAAAAGCTAGAGAGTTAGAAGCTAAAAGAGTTGAAGAAGAGGTAAGTCCTTTTACTAAACAATTAGCAGGGGTAGACTTAGAAAAAGCTGATTTTGCTAGAAAAATGAGGGAAACCCCATTAGAAGAAAGACAGAGGTTGGCTCAAGAAGAAATAGACAAACTAGGGTCTGATAGAATCGAAGAGGCTAAACAAAAACGAATGAGAGAAATGGGTTTCTTAGATAGACTTACTGGAAAAAAACCAGGGTTTCAAGCCGCTAGAGTTGGTCCAGAAGAAATAGAGGCTATAGAAAGAAAATACCAAGTTGATCAAGTTGAAGACCCAGGCTCTAAAGCTCTTGATGAGTTTCAACAGTCTGATCAATTTAAAGAAACTTTACAAAGAGAAAGAGATTTTATTAGAGATCAAAAAGAGTTGAGAGAGTTAAGTGAGTTGAACGAAAGGCAAAGAATTGCTGATGAAACAAGCCCTTTTGGTAGACAATTACAGCAAGAAATGGAAAGAAAAAGATTAATAGAAGCTGATGCTCCAGATCAAGCTGGAATACGCCAAGCTTTAGAACAAAGAAGATTAGTAGAAGCTGATGCTCCAGACCAAGAGGGGATACGTCAAGCTTTAGAACAAAGAAGATTAATAGAAGCCGATGCTCCTGATCAAGTTGGAATACGAAAAGCACTCAAGGATAGACAAGCACTAGGACTAGACCCTACATTAACTGAAAGTGCTCAAGCTAGAGAATCAAGAGAACTAGCTAAACAAATGAAGCAAAAAGCTGCTGAAAAAGAGTCAATGGATTTAGGTAGTAAGCTGCAAGCTGATTACGAATACAGAGTAAGAAAAAAACAAGCAGACATGGACTTAGCTAGAGGAAACATAAAAGCAGACGAATATGAAGCTGTCACAGGACTAGAAGCTCCTAGTCAACTTGTTAATCAAGGTTTAAGAGCTGCAAAAGGTTTAGCTAGAGGAATGGTTGAAAGAGCAGTAAGTCCTACAGGTGTTCCTGATGTAGAAGGGGCTGCTAAAAGAGCTAAGAGCTATGACTTAGCTGATGCAGCTACCGATGTAGGATTAGCAGCACTAGGACCAGCTGGGTTGGTTGCTAAAGGACTAGGAGTTGATGAAAAAGTAAAAGATTTTATATCACCTGTAACTGACCCTCTAACTAGGGCAGCAAAGCGTATAACTGATCCTGTTGTTGATGCAGTAAGTGGAGCAGTTTCCCCTATAACAAAACCAATAACTGATAAACTCAAAGCTGGACAACAAGCTGTAATGGGAGCAACAGATAAAGCACTAGGACTAAATCAAGGTCCAGTAGGTTTTACTGAAGCTGCCGAAGCTTTAGCAGAAGAACAAGACCCTAATAGAACACAACAGGTTACAACAAGAAGTGGAGGTGATCGTTCTAGTGGAGCAGGAATACTTGCACCGTTGGCAGGTGTAGCAGCTACAGCACTAGCTCCTAAACCTAAACCTCTTGAAGTAACAGAAGTACCAGAAGTTAAGCCAGGTGGTGGAAAAATAGACGTGCAAGGTGAGAGGGCTGATCTTGTAGACGCTTTAAAAAAACAAGCTTCAGGTGAAGAAAGTTTAGCAGAAAAACAAATAAGAAGAACACAAGATAGAAGTCTGGCTCAAAGATTAGCAGCTTTAAAATCTATGCGTGGTCAAGACTCAGGTTCAAAGCTAAGGTCTTTCTCTAGAGCTAGTGATAAAGCTAGAAGAGAAGCTGAAGGTCAGATTGAAATAGCTGGCATGAAAGAACGTAGAAGTGCTCAAGATCAATTAAGAGCACAGTTAGACACCATGTCTAGAGAAGAAGCTACAGAAAGATGGAAAAAAATAGATTTTGATGAAAAACAAAGACTTCTAAAAATGAGCAGAGAAGAAGCTATCCAAAAAGGTGAATATAATAAATGGCTAACCGTAGCTGCCATGGGTCAAAAGTTTTTTAAAGATGAGATAAAAGATGCAGGAGATTGGGTAGGTACTAACGTCTTAGACCCTATAAAAGAAGGTGGTAAAAAACTTCTTAAAAAAGGTAAAGATTTTGTAAAAGATGCTTTTGGCTTTAAAGCTGAAGGTGGATTTGTGTCTGGACCAGGTACAGAGATGTCAGATTCCATACCTGCTAGACTATCTGATGGAGAGTTTGTAATCAAAGCTTCTGCGGTGCGTGGTATTGGTAAATCCTTAGGTGCAAAGGATAAAAAAGAAGAAAGAAAGAAAGGTGTTGACTTTCTATATAAATTACAGGATAAAATGGATAAAGCTGAAAAGTTTGCCAAAGGTGGCGAAGCATATGCTCGTCCCAAGAAAGCATTTAGGGAAGCTATAGGTTATAAACCAGAGTCTAGATTTCATGACAAAGCTGAAAAAGATGCAAAACATGGAGGGGCTAGACGTAAGTTTAGACATTTCCAACAAGGTGGTCCAGTATCCTTAGATGTTAAAGGTATGAAGCCACAGTTTAACATTCCTCAATCTCAAGGCTTTGGGTCTGTTGTCGCAGCACAACAAGACTTACAACGTAGGCTTGAAGAGTTAGAAAGACAGATGGGGAGGTAAGGAGCAATGAGTGTTAAAAGCTATTATACTTTATTTATGTTTAGGGAGTATAGCAATGTCTAAATTAGTAGGAAGAACTGGAGGCTTAGATCCAAAAAAGTTAGCAGCTTTAGAAAAAGTTCTTAAAGAAGCTGGTATAAAAGGTGACATTAGAATTAATAGTGGTCTTAGAGGTCATGATGAAATGCTTAGAATCTATAAAAGTCGTTTAAAAAGAGAAAAACTAGACTCTATAATGCCAGACCTTCCTAAAAGTTCTTCTGATATGATTAAGCAAATGATTTTAAAAACAGACTACAAAGGTAAAGATAGTGAAATAGACATAATTTATTCTAGAAACTTAGGTAAGAAAAAAATAAAAGAAACACTAGAAAAACAATTAGTAAAAGATGGACTAAGTGAAGTTAAGTCCAAGGCAATAGCGAACAAAGTTTTAAAAATAAGATCAGACTTTGGAGGGTTTGAATCTGGACACACAAAAGGCAATAAAGTAGACATTAATAGAAGTCTACTAAATAAGCCAGGAGTTAAAGATTTACTTGTAAAGAAAGGTTATAGAATATTAGACGAAGAAAAAAACGGAATATGGGACATAGCTTTTCCTGAACCTGGAAAAAAAGGTAGTTATGAAATACTAAAATCAAAAGGTAAAGTAAAAAAATCTCAACCTAAACCAATGTCTAAACCTGACATGGATAACAAATTTTTAATACCAGAAGACCAAGCTTCTATACCTAAGTGGATGAAGAAACATGGTTATAACTACGAAGACATGAAAAAACCTGATGGCTCTTGGTATCATCCAGGGGATGCTATGCAACCAATGGACCCAAAGTTTGAGGATGTAAAAGAGTTTGAAGAATTTAAACAACAGGAAATGGTAGAGCCTGAAGTAAGCCCTATGGGTAAACAATTAGAAGATATGGATATGATGGACATGCAAGCTCCTAAGCCAGACCTTATACTACCAGACGCTCCACCACCTAATCCTTATGGTGTTTTTGCTCAAGATCAACCAGAGTTTAAAATGGCAGAAGAGCAAGAAAAAAGAAAAGTTCTTATGGCTAAAGGTGGAGAAGTTAATCCACGTATTCCAAGAAAAGAAGGACAACCAGCTAAGTCTAAAAAACATTCTGACCTTTATACTGATGAAGACCCTAAGGGAACTATTCATGGACTTGGGTTCAAAGATGTTCCAAAAGCTAAAGCGTCTGTAGCTAAAATTCGTAAGTCTTCGAGGTCTCATGCTCATAAAGTTCAAGCAGCAGTAGCTATGGAACAAAGAGCAAGAGAAATGGGTAAAACTCCCGAAGCAGCAGTTTATAGAAAATTTATAAACGATATGAAAGAGAGGACTAAAAAAATGAAAAAAAATAAGGGTGGAGAAATAAAATACCAAGAAGGTGGAGAAGCTGTATCAGACTTCAAACTCTCTAGTATAGAGGATATAATCGGAGGTTTGGATGATACAGCCTCTAAAGCTGCTCAACCAGAGCTACAAAAAGCTGATCAAATAATTCAAGAGGATGTTTCACAACAAGGTGATGTTGTAGAACAAGATGATCTTGGAGAACAAATGGCTGCATTCCGGTCTGGAGAAGGTCAAGCAATGGAGTCTGATAAAGTAGAAGAGCAGGAAAAAATAGCAAGAGACCCTGAGGCTTCAGAAACAGCTTTACCTAGAGAGAAAGGTGTCCCTGGTTATATAATGGCAGGTGATATAAAAGGATTAGTAGAAGCTAGAGACAGCGGGTTATTCCCTAGATCTGTTATAAATAAAGAGATAGCTAGAAGAAAGTCTGATGTTAAGAAACAAGCAGGTCTTAAAAGATCACCTTCTATAGCAGACATTGTAAAGGTAGAAGAAACTAAAGATGTAGTTGAAGCTCCAAAAGCTCCAAAAAAACCAAAAGGTGATGTGTCTAAGACAGAGCCTTCTGTTAGAGTAACTAGTGATGCTGAGAAACAAAAATCTGCTCTTGAGAGACAAAGAGCTGAACTAGATGCAAAAATTCAAGATTATCAAAACATGGAGTCTAAGTATGATGCCATAGACACCAATAGATTTTTTAACTCAGGTGGAACTCTTAATAAAATTATTAGTATGGTAGCAGCAGGTTTTGGTGGATATGCTTCTGGTAGGTTTGGTGGACCTAACGTCTATCTTAATCTTATAGACAAAGAAGTTCAAAGAGACATAAAACAACAAAAATTAGACAGAGAAGACGAAGTAGCTAAACAAAACTCTGCTTATAAAAAAATAAAACAATTAGCAGATAGATACCAAATGGCAGTAGATAATGATTTTGCTAAAAAGAAGTTAGAAATGTTAAGTAAAAAAATGGATGAGAAAGTAGCTGCTAATAGAAACAAACTAGCCGTAGAACAGTTAAAACAACAGGATTATGGTAGAATAACAAAACCATTATCTAGGGCAGATTTTACTGCTTTAGACTTTAAATACCCAAAAATGAAACTTAGAGATAGAGCCTTAGTAGGTAAAGATGGTCAAGTTTACATAGTTGATAGTGCTGATGCTAAAAAGAAATTAGAAGAACAGATTGAAAATAACACAGGTGCGGTTCAAGCTATAGATCAACTGATAGACATAACTCCTAACTTAAGCTTTTTTGAAAAACTCCCAGGAGCAGGAAGAGTCTCTGTTAATAGAAGACTAGCTGATGCTACAAGAGACGCTCTAGTTGGTAAGCTAAGACTAGAACTTTTTGGTCCAGGTGTTATGACTGATACTGAAAGAGAACAGGCTAAAAAGATTATTGGTGACCCAGGTGCTTTATTTGAATTAACTGCTCCAAAAGTAGCTGCATTACAAAACATAAGATGGAAACTAAAGTATGCTGAAAGAGAAAGACTTAGAAGAAATGGCGTACAAGTTCCTATGAGTCGTAATGATTTAAAAGTAGAGAATAGATTAAAAGCTATGGGAATGCCTCCATTTGCTAAAGCTTCTCCTAGACAAAAAAGAGAAGCTATGGATTTCTTAATAAAAAGAGAGAAGAAGGCAATGTCTGATGCTGCTAAGGGAAAAGCTCCTATGGGTTGGTATAAAGGAAAATTCTGGGACAAAGATGAACAAGGTAACTTTTAGGTGACATATGTTAACTGAAGAAGAAAAATTACAATATCAAAAGTTAGATCAAGAGTATGAGGCTAAAAAAGCTGAAAGACTTGCTGATTCTCAACAAGAAGTATTTTCCAAAGAAGACGAAGAGTGGATGGCTAATGATGCTCGTCTTGAAGAAAAGTATGGTGATTCTCCTTTTCAAACTTTTGCAGAATCAGCTTTATCGTCTGTTAGTTTTGGTCTTTCTGATCAAGTAGGTAAGGCTTTAGGTTTTGGAGAGGCATTAAGAGAAAGAAGAGATAGAAATGAAAAATCAGCTGTAGCAGGAGAGATAACAGGTATAGTAGGTCCAGCCTTATTTTCTGGAGGTAGTTCACTACTAGCAAAAGGTGTAGGTGTAGCAGGAAAAGGTATGGCTACAGCAGCTAAAACTGGTCAAGTTGTAGAAAAACTAACAGCAAAAGGTATTAATAAACTGTTAGCAGAAACAGGAAAGAAAAAGTTTGCTAGAGATGTTCTATCAAAAAGTATTTCTAAGGGAGCAGGGTCGGCTGTTGAAGGTACTTTCTATGGTATTGGAGAGTTAATAGAAGAAAATGCTCTTGGTAATGCAGAGTTTAATGCAGAAAACCTCATGGCTTATGGTGGTAAAGGAGCTTTATGGGGTGGTCTTGTAGGTGGAGGTATTGGTGGTTTAGGAAAAACTGTATCTATAGTAGTTCCTAAAATGAAAGGAAACAAAGTAGTTGGAACATCTATAAAAAAGATTGATGATTTTTCTGATAAAATGACTAACCCTGTCTATAACTCATTTAAACTTGGTGGGTTCAAAGATGAAACTATAGAAAGACTGATACAACGTAACCCAAAAATGGTTGAAAATTTACCTGAAGTTTTAGGTAAAGTAATGAGAAAAAATGGGTCAGTAAAATCCTTAGCTTCTAATCGTAGTTTACTAGAGGCTTCACAGGGTTATCTAGATGACCTAGGAGAAGGTATTAGCAAAACTGTCAGAGACATAGATGATGCAGTTCTTACTCCTAGAGATTTTCCAAAAATAAAAGACGTAGCTAGTAAACAACGTAAAGAATTAGAAAAACTAAAAGAAAAATACGTAGATAAAAATGGTAATCCTATAAGTGAAGAAGCTGCAAAAAAAGTAAGAAGAATTGAAAAAGAATATCAGTTTGCTAAAGACAAAGGTTTAGATAGTAAGTTAGTAAATGAAAATTATTATACTGCCAAAGACTTACATAATTTAAAAAAACAATTTCATGAACAATCTAATTATCATAAAAAAGTAGACTTAAGTATAGAAGACGAAATAAATAGAGCATATGCTAAGGCTACAAGAGATTCTTTACATGATTTTTCTTATAAACTAAACACACCTTTAGGAATTAAACTAAGGCAAGAACTATTAGATTACAACAGCTTAGCTACATTTGTAAGTGGATTTAGTAAAAGAATAAAGGGTCAAACTAACTTTCCAAGTAAAAGAGACATCTTTCTTGGTCTATCAGCTTTAGGTATGGGTGTAGATCCTTTTACAGCAGCAGGTATAGCTGGGGCTGCTTCTGCTTTTGTTAAGTCTGATTTAAAAAATAAGTTATTTGTTCTTAGTAGAATAGAACGTAGTAATCAACTTGTAGGTAAAAAAATACAAAGAGGTGTGAAAAAGTTTTTTGTAAGCGGAGTAAAAAGAGCAGCAGTTCCTCTTTCTGCTACAATTCTTACAAAAAGTCCTTTAGCTAAAGAAAGAAAAGACGGTATTGTAGTAGGTAAGCCAAAAAACGATCAAGAAGCTTTGAAAAATGTAATGTCTAACTTAGATTACTTGAGAGAAAACCCTGAAAATTTTGACAGGATTATGCTAGACCCTAATTTACAAGCAGCAGCCCCTCAGACATATGCTAAATCGAAAGAACTAGCGTCTAGGGCTTTGATGTTTTTAGATAGAAAAATGCCAAGAAGTATGTCTAAACAATTAAATGTTAATCCTTTTCTAAGAAAAACATTCCCTTCTTCTGATCAAGAAATTTATAAGTTTAAAAAATACCTTCATGCGGTGCAAAATCCCATGTCTATAATAGATGACTTAGAGAGAGGTGCTTTAAGTACAGAGGCAGTAGAAGTTATGCAGTTTGTTTATCCTGAATTGTACTCAGAAGTTCAGTCACAAGTTTTCAAGCAGTTAGAGAAAACTGGAGATAAAAATAAGGTAGAATATCCTCAAAGATTACAATTAGGTGTTTTGATGGGAATGCCAACTGATATGGCTCTTCTTCCTCAAGCCATAAAAGGACTCCAATCTTTATATAAGGAAGCTCAGGTATCTCAAGCAGGAGGAACTATTACAGCAGCAGCAGCAAATAAATTAGATTTAGCTGAATCTCAGGCTACTGAGTTAGAAAAAGTAAGTAATCGTAAAGACTTAAACAGAGCTTAATATAATATAATTACAAAGGTAGAAACTAAGGGCTACAATCCTGTACTCATAAGGAGTTTTCAGTGGGCAGAAAAAATATTATTTATACTCATAAAATGCTAGATGGTATCGATCTAGACACAAGTGCAAATAGTTCAGTTACAACTACTACAACCATAGACCATATGTCAATAAATGTAACTTGGTCAGGTTCTACTGGTACAAATACTGGTTCAATAGTAGTTCAGGGTACAAACAAAGACCCAGATGCTTCTGATTTTGCAGCAGCAGATTACTTTGATTTAGAACTTTCTGGAGGAGCTGTGAATCTCACAGGTGCTTCAGGTGAACATATTATTATTTTTGATAAAATACCGTTTAGAGCCATAAGGCTTTCTTATACTAACTCTACACATGCAGCAGGTACGGTTAGTGCTGTTATGTCTGCTAAGACCATAGGAGCATAACATGTCGCAATTTGTATTTCCTCCTCTCACGGCAAACCTCAATTCTGAAGCTGCTAATGGAGCTTCTCTACCAAGCTCGGTCTTAGTTGTAGCAGGTTATGATGGTGCTAATGTTAGAGCTATAAAGACAGATTCAACAGGTGAAATAGCTGTAGACGTTTCAAGTATTGGTACAGTTACCGTAACTGGTACAGTCGCAGTATCCGCTATATCGTCTGCCTTACCAGCAGGTACTAATAATATTGGGGATGTAGACATTGCCTCTGCCCTTCCTGCTGGTACAAATTCAATTGGTACAGTTATTTTAGGTGCAGGTACGGCAGCTATTGGTAAACTTTCAGCAAACTCTGGAGTGGATATAGGTGATGTAGATGTCACGTCATTACCATCACTTCCTGCTGGTACAAACTCAATTGGTACAGTTATACTAGGAGCTGGTACAGCTGCAATAGGTAAATTAGTAGCAAACTCCGGTGTAGACATTGGAGACGTTGATGTAACTAGTATTGTACCTGGTACAGGAGCTACCAACCTAGGTAAAGCCATTCAGAGTGCTCAAGGAACTACGGATACAGGTGTTCCGGCTCTTGTGGTTAGAAATGATACTTTAGCAGACTTATCTGGGGCTGATGGAGACTATGCTCCACTGCAAGTAAATGCTTCAGGTGCTCTTTATACTGAAGTAAAAACTTCTGCTCTACCTTCTGGAGCAGCTACGGAAGCAAAACAAGATGTTATAGAAACTACCCTTAACTCGATAGAGGGTGATACAAGTTCACTAGCAGGTGCAGTTAGTGGTACAGAAATGCAAGTAGATGTTGTAGCTTCACTACCAGCAGGTACAAATAACATTGGTGATGTTGATATTGCTTCTGCACTTCCAGCAGGTACGAACTCTATTGGTACAGTCATACTTGGAGCTGGTACAGCAGCCATAGGTAAACTAAGTGCGAACTCTGGAGTTGATATTGGTGATGTTGATGTTACATCATTACCAGCGTTACCAGCAGGTACAAACACAATAGGTAAAGTAGATGTAAACGCCATAGCTCCTGTAGACTTTTTAGACTCAGGACTAGTAGATACAAGTACAGCTAACATTGCATCAACTGGAACTACAGTAGTTTCAAGTCTTGCAGCAGCTTGTACAGAGATAGAAATACAAGAAGACATAGGTGAGTTTATGTCTCTTAGAGTTGGTGGAACTGTCAAAGCCTTTTTACCCCTAGGTGGTGGTAGAGTTAAGGTCAGTCTAGCAGCTACAGACGCAGTACAATTATTTAGCGAAACTGGAACGGCAATATCAAGTGGTAAGATTGCCATAAATTTTCTAGGCTAATAGCCTACTAGTCAGGAGACTACGATGCCAGCAGCGATTTTTAACGGACAATATGTAAAAGTCCTTAAAGATGAAATAAAGTCCAAGTCAGGTGGGCTTTTTGATAAAGTTTTTACGGAAGCAAAATCTACAGATTTTACAGCAGAAGTAGGATTTACATACTTAATTAATACTGGAACAGCCGTAGAGGTTACTTTACCTGCTGCCTCTGCTAACGCATCCATAGTATTTAAAGATTCTACTGGAACAGCAGGTACAAATACGATAACTATAAATAGAGCAGGGACAGCTACAATAGATGGAGCAACGAGTCAGACCATAGTATCTAACTTTGGTTCATTAAAACTAATATGTGATGGAACAAACTGGTTTATAACATAATTACAATACTATAACCCCTACTTTACTAGCTCCGGCTTTTAAACTTTATTTAGGGAGTGGAGAACAAAATGTCTTATATAGGAAAAAACCCAGAGGTTGATAGCGTCAAACTCAAAGGCTCTGCTACTCAAGCCTCTGGTACGGAAGAGGGTCAACTTTATTATAACACTGGTACAGGCTCTATATCAAAAGGGTTGAAAGTTTTTAAAAACTCTCAATTTGTTGCTATTGATAAACAATTGGGGGATGCAGATACAATGCAGCTACTTAAAGCTGCTGATATTCCTGCTGTTGATTTTAGCCTCTCACTAACGTCTACAACTGTAGGTGGTAACAATGCAGTTCCCTTCGAGTCTTCTACTGGAGATTTTGACGGTACAGCATCTTTTTCTAATTCAAGCACAGGTAATGCCTTACTATCAGACGAAAGTGATGACCTTGTATTTCACTATCAAACCCAAGCTACTAATAATGCAGATAATGACTTTTTTGGTATTCCACTCACAGTTCCTAGAGCTTTTAGAGGTGGGAACTTAGTTTTAGAGTTTAAGTATAGAACTCTTATAGCTTCAGGTACTATGGACGATGGTTATTTTAATATAGCTATTCAAGACCGATCGGCTATGATTTCACAAACTCAAGCTTCAACTATATCAGCAGGAGCTATTTCAGCAGGTTCGAATGTTCTATTGACTGGAAAAACTTTTGCAAACCCTGTTACTGGTACGACACTAACTGTTGCCGTAGGTGATAGAGTTTATGTAGAATCTGGGACAGGTACAGCAGGTTCTCAAGATAATGATATTGTTGAAGCTTACATTACTTCAGTTTCTAGTACAGATAACAATGTCACCTTATCAGAGGATATTGTAGCCGTTCAAAGTGGTAAATTCGTAACTGGCTGGTTGACTAGTCCTGATGTAGAGGGTCAACTAAAAGCTTTTGCCTCTGATACAAATAAAGATGGAACTAGTAAAAAAATACAATTTAAAACTGAAGCGGATACTCAACAGATAAGTTTATGGTTCTTTGTAAAAGGAAGTAGTACAGTAAAACATGATTTATTTTTTGATAACATTCTGTTGTCTGGTAATAAATTTTTACAAGCTAATAGTAGATTAAAAGATGAAGCATTTCAAGCTCAAGGAGCTAACCTTTATTCTAGTAATAATACTAGAATACCTTACTATTCAACTGAGGGTATTAACGAAAGTGGTAACTTAGTTAGTATAGTAAATAACTCTACAGATGGTTTAAGTTTTACCGCCTTACAACCCTGCTATCTTGCTGGTGTTTCAGTATTTAGATCTACTGGAACTGGAGAAATATGGGGTTGGAGTCTTAACGCTAGTTCAACCCAAATGGATTCTAACCTTATGACCATCTCTGGGGCTAATATTTTGGCAATAAACCAACCTACTGACCCTAACTTTCAGTCAGTAGCTTTTGCTAGAAAGTTAGAAGTAGGAGACGTTGTAAGACCTCATGGTGGTAATGTTTCAGGAACTTTTCAAAGTACTTCAGATTGGACTATTTCTGTTAACATTCATGGAGACGATAATTCTAACATAATTTTAGAATCGCAGGACGAGATTTTTACCGATTGGCAAGACTATACTCCTGCTACAAATGGGATTGGAACACCTACTATAGTATCTGCAAGATTTAGAAGAAACGGACCTAACATGCAGATAGAAGCAGACATAACTCTAGGAACTACTACAAGTAGTGAATTAAGAGTTCATCTACCTTCTGGATATGTTACAGCAGCAAATTCTGATACCAAAATGTGGAGAGGTATGGCTCTTGCTGACCCTGCATCTAATACTAACTTTTATGTAGTCTCCCAACCGAACAAAGAGTATCTAAACTTTTCGGTTCAATTATCGGGGTCTTATAACCCCACTGTTTTAATAAATGGCGATGCAGCCGGATTATCTTCAGGGGAAAAACTTATTTTTTCAGCAGAAGTACCAATCCAAGGCTGGAACACAAATTTTAATCCATTGTTGTCTATGCCCTTGCAAGATTTTTCAAGCTTGGAAAACACTTTTAGTGCAAGACTTACTAACGATGGTTCTACCTCTACCATTACTAGTCAGTCTGGTAATTTTATTTCAAGCGTTTCTAGGACGGGCTCTACTGGTGGAATAAGTGTAACATTTACTCCTGGTTTTTTTAGTGAAACACCTTCAGTTGTAGCTATTTGTGATGGAGCTACTGGAAATAGATGGGCTTCAGTTTCTACTCTTAGTGCTTCAGGTTGTATTATACATGCCGACGAAGATGCAAGCTCAAACCCTAATCAAAACATGAACCTAACGGTTACACGCCAAGGCGGTGACTTTAGGCAAGCTCCTCAAGCTACTGCTGCGGTTATAAAACCAGCCGTCTGTGAATTTAGTATGCAGCTTTCCTCTAACAGCTCTGGAGGAGATGCTACAGGAGGAGCTTGGAATCAATTAAAACCTAACACATTTAAGGGAGAGACTTGGTTTGTATCTGGATTTAATGGAACTACAGGAGTAGGTGGAACTAATACGGATTTTGATTTAGACCCTGGAACTTATAGCCTTGAGTGTACTAGTCAGGTTTATTCGGCTGGAACTGCCATGCTTAAGTTAATTTCTGGAACAACTGTATTTGCCTATGGACAAACTCAGTATACTAACAGCACCACAGGTGATGCAGCAAATACAAGTTTATTTACAACTTTTACAATAACATCAAAGACTACGTTTACTATTAAAATGCACACCTCTGCTTCCCAAGCTCCTAATGGTTTAGGTCATGCTGCTGGGATATCAGGTGTACCTGAAACATACTTAGCTGGTTTTATTCATAAACTTAAATAGGAGATTATAATGAAAGATGAGAAATTAAAAGAGTCAAAATTATTGCTTGAGGTAGAAATTAAGAATCTCCAAAAGTTTGTTGACCCTGCTAAAAAAATTATTGAAGAACTTGAACTCAAAGACGAGTTAAGTGAAGAAGAGAAAAAGAAACTAGAGGACTCTAAGTCTGAAGTTCTATTACTTGAAAAAGAGATAAAAGAAAGAGAAGACAAAATCAAGGACATAGATGAAGAGTTAAAGCATAGAGAAGAAGTTAAGTTACAAATTGATAATGCTCTAAAAGACTTTGTTATAGATGAAGATGTTATTAAGTCCCATGTGCTTCATGAATTAAAGTTTTGTGATCACATTGAAATTAAAGAAGAACTAGTAGTAGATGATGAAGTTCAGCTTGATGAAGAAGGTAAACCCATTGAGGTAGTAAAAAAAATAAAGCACATACCTTGGGAAAAAGATGCTATTCTTAAAGATTTAAAACTTAAGTTAGACCTTGATAAAGCTAACGATTTAGTTCGTAGAGTTAAAGTTTATAAGCATAATAAAAAGAAAGGTGAGTTAGAGTCAAGATTAAAACCTCTAGTTGAAAATAATGTTTACTTTAATGCAGCGTTTGGTGTAGAGATTGAGATAATTAATGGAGAAAAGCATGTTGTTGGAGAAGTCAGACGTATAGCTAAATGGGACAAAGATGACCTTATAGATTTTGAAGCTAAAGTACTGAAGCTTGAGTTAGCTAAGAAGCATATAGATGAAAAAGATAAAAAGGAAAAACCCATTAGAGAAAGAAAACTAGAATATTCAAAGATAGATGAACTATTACTAGAAGCTCTAGTTGAAAAACTTGAAGAAGGCAGACCAGAAAAGATGGTCGAGTATTTAAAACTTAGAAAAGAAATAAAAGATAAACATCCATTGGAGGACTGAAATGCCAGGTTATGCTAAAAAGATTTTAATGAAAATGAAAAAAGGTGGAAAGGTTGATAAGGATAAAGAAAAGGAGCTTGACAAAAAAGACCCCTTCAGAAAAGTAAGAGAGGAGATTGAGGGTAAAAAGCATGGTGGAGAAATGGAGTATGCTAAAGGTGGAAAAGTTGAAATAACTCCTGAAGCAAAAAAGATTCCTAAGGAATTAGAAAAAGCTTCAAAAATGCACAAAGGTCAAGCTGAGCGTTTGAAAAGCATGGGCTTTAAGCACGGTGGAGAAATGGAGTATGGTCACGGTGGAGACGTTAAAAAGAAAAAAATGGGGTATGCTGATGGTGGGGAAGCTAAACCTGATTTTTTAGACATGGACAAAGATGGAGATAGAAAAGAGTCTATGAAGAAAGCTGTTAAAGATAAAAAAATGAAAAGAATGAAGCATGGCGGTATGGTCATGAAAATTGTTAAGAAGCTAAAGGATAAAAAATGAGTGCTATAATTATAGACTATGATATAGTAATGAAGGATGGGGCAGACCCTAGCACCTCTACTGCATCAGGAAACCTTAATGGTGATCGGTACAGTGTAATCATGCCAGTAACAAGGGCATTCATGGGTGAACTTCATCTACATTGGGTAGCAGGTCCAGTAGGAAAAATGATTGTTCAAGTTTCAAATGACCCAGGAGCTTTTGATGATGAAGGCGTAGCTAGGATTAATGAAAATAATATAATTACAAACTGGATAGAACAGAACTCTGGCACTATAGCCTCTACAGATTCAAATATTAGATTTGCTTTATCAGACATAGGCTATAGATGGGTTAGAATATTCTGGGACTCAACTTCTGGAACTGGAAACATCTCTAGTTTTAGAGCAAGTTTTAAAGGATACTAAAATGGCAGCTCCTCTCGCAGCAATACTTAAAATGATAGCAGGAGCAGGACTAGCCTCTGCCTATAAGAAGTATGGTAAAAAAATAGGTAAAGCAGCAGATAAGATGAAGAAAGAAAAAGAAGATAAAGAATTTTTAAAAATGTTGGAGAAGCGAAAAAGTGAAAGAGAGAAAAAAGATAAATAACTGCCCTTTTTGTAAACAACCTTGTAATAATGAATGGTGCTCATATGGACAGGATAGAAGAAAAATTAGACAGGATAGATGAAAGATTAGACAGCTTAGATAAGAATATGGCTGTAAATAATACTTTGTTAGAGTATCACATAAAAAGAACGGACATGTTAGAAGAAGAAGTTAAACCACTGAAAGGACATGTTCTTAAGGCGCAGGGCGTTTTAGTATTTATAGGAGTGTTGTCTAGCATTGTGGCTATAGGAGTCTCACTTCTTAATATAATAAAAACACAATAGTAGAGGATAAAAAAATGGCTGATAAGAAACCAAAACCAACCAACCCTAAATTATATGCTACAGTTAAAGCTATGGCAAAAAGAAAATTTAAGGTCTATCCTAGTGCATACGCCAATGCTTGGTTAGTTAGAACCTACAAGAAGAAAGGTGGTGGCTACAGATGAGCCTTAAAAAATGGTTTGCCGAGAAGTGGGTGGACCTTGGTAGGAAGAAAAAAGACGGTTCATATGCTGAATGTGGCAGAAAGGATTCGTCAAAAGGTAAGTATCCTAAATGTGTTCCTATGTCAAAGGCTATGAGAATGTCTGCTAAACAGAGACAATCTGCTGTTAGAAGAAAGAGAATAGCAGAAAGAATAAGAAAAAGAAAAGGAAAAAGTCCTATAAATGTTAAGACTATACCGGATAAAAAATGATAATTAAACAGGGTTCAAAATTTGTATTAAAAAGTAAAGATGGATCAAAAACACTTGGTACGTTTGATACAAAGGAACAGGCTGTAAAAAGAGAAAAACAAATCAATTTTTTCAAGTACTTAGACAAAAGGAAGAAGAAATGAAGTCTCCTGCATGGACCAGAAAAAAAGGAAAGAACCCAAAAGGAGGTCTAAATGAGGCAGGGAGAAAGTCTTATGAGAGACAAAACCCTGGCTCTAACCTTAAACCACCTGTAAAACGTGGCGATAATCCTAGAAGGGCAAGCTTCCTAGCTAGAATGGGAAACATGCCTGGACCAGAATATAAAGATGGAAAACCAACCAGACTCCTACTATCTCTTAGAGCATGGGGAGCAGGTTCAAAAGAATCAGCTAGGAAACTGGCTAAGAATATAAGCAAAAGACTTAAAGCAAAGAAGGAGAGAAAGAAATGATTGAAGTATTAAAATCCATTGGTAAAGCGTTGATATCGTCTTTACTTACTGAAAAGTTTGTAAAAGAAATCATCATTTACCTACTAGAAAAACTAGCCAAAAAATCTGACAACAAAATCGATGACGAGATTGTTGCCAAGATTAAAGAGGCTGTAGAAGTTAAGAAAGAAGAAAAATCACCTGACAGCGAGTAGACTGTCCTGTGAGACGTGTAATAACTCTTAAGCTAAAGCCATTTTCTATAAATGCCATGTTTTGCCGTGATAAAAGGCATAAAACAATAGAGGCACAAGAATGGTCATGTTCAGTATTAGTGGCACTAGCTTTAAAAGAGAATAAGAAAAAGTTAAAAGAGCTTCGTCAATACTTTGACCCAAAGAAGCATGTCTATAAAGTAGACCTTACCTTTTTCTATCCACAACACGTTTTGTTTAGAAAAGATGGTGGAGTATCTGCCAGAGCACATGATTTATCTAATGTCGAAAAACCTCTCATTGATCTAGTATTCTTACCTATGTTTTATGATCGTCCTAGTCCATACGGTGCTAAGAATCTTAATATAGACGATAAGTATATTACAGACTTAAGGTCAAAAAAAAGAGTAGGTAAAGACTTTAGAATTAGGGTTACTTTAAACATAAAGGACTTACCTAAACAGTAAGTAACCTAGGTAGTAGCCCACTAAAAAACATACTAAAAACTCAACCATTTGGATTTATCCTTCTTAGGTTTCATACCCTCTAGCTTAGAAACGTAAACAGCTAAGTCCCATTCATTATCTATCTTTAGTTTCTGTAAGATTCTTTGCTTGTATGTGCTTATTGTCTTCGGACTTAAATTCAAGTCGAATGCAATTTGTTTGTTCATCATACCATCTTTCATCTTTAGTAGTACTTGAGACTCTCTTCGAGATAAGTTCATTATTTTCTTGGCTGCCATTCCTAGCTCCTTGTATTCTTTTCATTACATTATAGTAAAACCAATTTAACATCACAACCCCTGGTCTAAAATAACAAACATTAGATCACCTGTCTTATGATGGATATCGACCATAATACTGCTATGATGTTCTTCTAAAAGTCTTTTCCATGCTTTTAAACTCTTAGGTAGTTCTACACTTTTTTCCATATCGTATTTTTTTATTAACTCTTCTTCATAAGCTTTAGCTTTCTCAGTAACATCTGACATGTCTCCACCTGCTTCAAAGAGTCTATCAAATCCTTCTTTCCACTCATCTAAAAATTTTTTAGCGTCTCCCTCATCTACTGGATTTCCTGATTGTTTAATGATCGTAACCATCCTCTATCTCCTTTAAGTATAGGGCTACTTTTGAGTGTCTGTATCTTGGAACTCGACATTCACCCCATTTGTTTATTTCTCTAGCTCTTATTATTTTTAATATTGTAACCTCTAGTTTGTCAAGGTCAACACATGTCAATACTAAAAAATCAAAGGGTGTAGCATTTCTAACTATCTGGTCTGACCTCTGGAATAACCAAGAGTGACCATACTTTCTAACTGATTCTTTAGATTGACTCTTAACATGAATCCTCATGTTTCCTAACTTCAAGTCTGCACTATATGACTTCTTACTTCTTTCATAGATAGTAAAGTCTGGTTTCCTAGACTTGAAGAACTTACAAGCTCCGACTTCAGCTAGTTTGCCTATGATAATATCCTCTCTCATTTTTAGTTTGGAGGATTCTCCTCTATATGCGTAAAGTTTTGCAGAGCCTTTTAGTTGGTCATCTGCAAACTTTTCACACTTATTAAGATGGTATTTACTTAGTTTTATTATCATAACATAACCAATATTGTCAATACAGCTAGTATTCCGTTGAGTATTTTACTGAAAGAGGCATCTGCCTCCTTCTTAACTATGTAGGTTTTCTGCTCATTTATCAGCTCCTTTTGTTTCTTTATTACTACTTTCTGACTTTCTATCGCCTTCTTCTGATCCTTCGCTACCTCCACGCAGTTCTCTAGCATCTGTACGCACGGTTGACAGTCCTCTGCGCTTAAGGTCTGACTTATAGGCATTATACTTAGCCATGAAATCATCATAACCTTTATTAGCATGTTTGACTTCTTCATCTGCTTTTTGGCTTGCATCTTTCACTTCCTCCTCCAATTTTTTTATTTTAGTTTTTGACATCATATCCTTTAGGAAGGAGATTATGAAATCTACAATCCATTTAATGAGCGTCCGCAAAGTTAACTCCGATTTCAGCCGGAGCCTTAAGTGGCAACGACAATTTATAAACATTCTCCATTAAGAACTGCACAGTCTTTTGCCATTGCTTAGCCTCTGACTTTGGTACTCTGACAATAATCTGGTCATGAATTTGAGCACAGACATGTCCATCGACACCTTTACGTTTTAGTTCTCTTGCAATTGCTATACAAGCTCTGTTGGTTATCGAAGCTGCTAAACTCTGTATCTGAAAGTTCTTACCATTGTTAAGATAGTTAATCATTTCTTTTCTAAGAAACTTAATTTGATTATACCTTTTAGGATCATCATTAAACTGTTTCCAAATCTCTAAAGAATCTAGAATATAATCATGATGTCCTTTCCAAATCTTTGGTGCTTTTGGCATATGTCTGATCCTACCTGCCTCTGAAGCTACCTGACCTACTTTCTTGACCATATCATCGGTACGTTTCATCCATGACTTTAGATCAGGGTATGCCTCTAGATAGTTTGATACTAGGATCTTAGCATCTGATTGTTTAATGTCTAACTGTTTCGAGAGTCCGTAGGCTTCAAGCCCATAGGGGATGCCGAGGCTATAGGCTTTTGCCTTTTGTCTAAGTTGTTTGTTGACTCTTCCGAGGTAATTCTTATCGCTTTTAACTGCTGAGACTCCATTGAGCTTTTCAGTAGCAATAGCGATTGTAGAATAGAAATCACAACCGGAACGAAAAATATCCTTGAGTCGTTCGTCTCCAGAAACATGAGCAAAGACATGAGGCTCAAGAGACTCGTAGTCACTATCGATAAAAACATAATTTTCTCCTGCGATAAAAAGTTTTCTAATTTCATTATTATATTTTCTAACTAATTCAGAGGCTTGGTTTTCCTCTAAAGGTCTTGGTAGTTGTTGTAGGTCTGAACCATAACGCCCACTAACTGTCTTATGTTGTTGAAAAGATGGATAAAATACTCCATTCTCTTGGTTATCTAATATCCTATCTATGTAAGTTCCCTTTATCTTGTTTAATTTATTGTAGTCTCTTAATAAAGAAGCCCATTTATACTTGTTCGCCATAGAGTCTAAGAAGTTATCATCTACTTGAGGATTACCTTTGTCGGTCTTAGATAAAGGTTCTTCTCCTAGAGTCTCAAAGAATAGTTTCTTTAAATGATGTTTCGAGGACAGATTAAACATGTAACCTTTTATCATAGTTAATTGTATTTCTCTAACCACATCATTAGGTAAGTATCCACCCTTTATTAAGAATGTTTTATAAATAGAGTCCTCAAGAGACTCCAGAGCCTTCTTTGATAATGAGAAGGCTCCAGAGCCAGTTTGAGGTAGAGACAGGTTCGCATATTTTACGAGGGCTTGGGCAAACGGACCTGTCCTGCTAGGTGAAAAGTTTTTCCAAAGATACCAAGGCTCAAATACTTTTTCTAACAAGGGGGAAATTAGAGTTTGTATTTGGTTTTCTAACTTAGCTATATCACCTTGGATATCAACCTGTAGTCGCTTTAGGTTCTCGACATCTACTGGAATCCCTTTCAACTCCATTGGTATAGTTACTGTTTTATATAATGGCATAACTTCATCATCAAAGAAAAACTTCTTAAGTTTCTTATCCATCTTGGTTACGAAGTTAAATGCTAATCTAAAAGTTAAATGGCAATCCTGAATACAGTATTTACCCATTATCTCTTTATCTGCTTTATAGTATTGTGTCTTTGTTCCACCGTTAACTTTGATGGACTCTAATAAATCTTTTTGTTCTTTCTTCTCTTGGTCTCCATAG